CTTTTACTTTTTTAGGCTTCTTTATTCGTGGCATAATCGTATTCTTTCATTCGTTATTTTTCGTATGCAAATGTACGAATTAAAACTGAAATCAAGAAACAAACAAGGAACAAAAATGTACCCAAAAAGAACCAATTAACAGAAAATAGTGAAAACAACTGAAAGAAACAACTATCTTATAAATAACTGATATAAAGCCTATTTGCTTGTATTTATTTGGATTTTATTTTCATCTTTAATATGTCTGTTTGTTTATTGGTAATATTTCCCAAAAAACTGATAGGGATTTTCTCTAGCCCTTCAGGAAGTAAATTAGTAGCCCTAAAAGTAATTATGTTGTATTTAAAAGCGCAGTTAAACAGATACGCTCCGCTTATATTACATTTTATAAAAATATTTTTATTCAGCTTATCTATATAAGCTTCAAATCCTTTTATGGCATTGGTATAATTGAAAAGAACTCCCTGGACATCACCGTCACCGAAAGAATATAAATCCAAAATATTATTGGATTTATTTAAAGTGTTCAACAAGTTGAATACTATTCTGAATACACCAGGATTGTCAATGGAGTAATTTATCACAATAATATTATTCTTGACAAGGATTGTATGGTCATCGGATAATGTACCAATTGACGATTGAAGCTTTTCTTCTATATCATCATCTGTAACCGATTCATTTGAAGTTCTTCCCATTTCCTGATTTGACAGTATGTTTTGAAAATCAGTATTTTTATACAGTCCAAAATACCATACAGTCCTTGAATCTATATTGAAATTGAAATTTGAAACAGAAGCTATATATAAATTATCATCATCTTTTTTCTTGATGATATATAAACCTGTTATAGAACTTTTAAAATTCCTTATGTTAGATATATTAGGAAGAGACTCTTCGGCATCATGCCTGATATAGAACGGATATTCCACCATTGCATCACTTATATGATTGGCAGTTTCAATATAACTATTATATCTACTGATAGTACCCAATGTATATCCATTAGCGGTAGAAGATATTTTTCCTATAATGTAATAAGTAGCCATTTTATTAGAATAAGTATTGTTTGATTAAATCCTCAACTTTTCCCAAGTGCAATTGTTTAGAATACCATGTACATATGAATTTGGGATTTAAATTGCCTGCAAAATGAAACAGACCTTTATTATACAAATGAATCAGAGGGGAGTACTCTGTAAAATTTTTACCGTATTTTACGGTATTATCTGCCGGATTCCGCAATGTATAATAGCTTTCCGAAGCTCCACTCTCCGTTATTGAGTTTGCCACATACTTGCCATGGCTTGACATTGTATTATATAGCAAATTGAAGGGAGTGTATATATCCGTGTTCTCTTCTGTTGTAAATTCATCCTTTAACCCGAAAAATGGATATATATTTAACCCTTTATAGTCAAACTTATTGAATAAATCAAAGGGCATATTGGATTTGTCCCCCCTATACCCCGATATTCCGACCTTAAATCCCCAAGCCTTTATATCTGATATTAAAGACCTGGTTATATTACACATATCCTTATTCCCTTCATCTGTAGGCTCATACCACTCATTCAATATAAATATTGCATGTACGTCATTCTTTCCTACAAAATCTCTGGTTATATCCCTTACTTCATTTACGTAATTTCTATAAAATTCCACATTATCCCGTCCATTATAATCACCTCCATCTATATGGAATTTGACCGCTTCTATGTTTACGCCGTTAGCATGGAAATAATCATAAAAATTTTCCGGATAATCCCGTATAATATTCCCTTTCTCATCGTTATGTAAGGCAATAACTACCGTTATACCTATACATCCGCATGACTTAATGTAATCGATGAATTGCGTAGGTTGCTCCACCGGAGTTTCCTTAGACCAATACCCCACATTCAGAGTCAGTATCGTATCATTTTTCTGCTGGAGCTTAGAATATGGATTTATTGGAAATTTGTCTACAAAATTATTGTCTATATCGCATTTAAGTTCATTTGAATAATCCGGGGTATCTGAATTTATACACCTGACATAACCAATGGAAGTCAACTTGCCATTACTCAAACTTCCCCCGTCAAATTTCAAAATGCAGTTTTCGGGAATAGTGATTTGAGCGCCATCCAAATCAAAATCATACCTGATTTCGTATATAGTATCAGGCTGATTTATCATTTCCTGGGTAAGAATATTCTTTCTACCAACAATATTCCTACGCAATATCTTATACCCCTTGCCGCTGAATCTGTCAGGACTAAAAGGGCGGTCTGCAAATTTTAAAACACTTAAGTTTTCCCCTTTGTCTACAGACACAAGGTCTTCGTCATCCGCAAGATTGTTTATTGTACCGCCACCACTTGCATTAATAAACTGCTTGGTTGATTCGGACAGCATATCAGGGATAACACGCTGGGAACTGAAATTTGAAATAGCATCGCTTTCAACTTCCTTTATTTTACTGATTGCTTCATCTCTAATGTCAGTCAATTTATCTTCATTTGATTTCCAGTTCTCGATATTTTCAAATACTCCACCTGCAAATTCCCATGTCTCCACAAGTCCGCTATTGTTCAAGAATGACACCTTTAGCCCAACCATTCTTATATCTTCCGGAACTTGAACAATAGCACCTTCTAATGTATATTTATTGCCACTATCAATTCCAGATGAAGGATGATGAATGGAAACATTATACTCGGTTATATAGCTCATATATCCACCTTTTCCGGAACTAATGAAACTCTTTAGGACGTTAGGGGTGATAGAACCATTTTCTCTGTCTTCTTGAAATGGAAACTGCTCATTACCCGTCAAAACGTCTCTTTTGGGGAGTTGTCCAATTTGTTGTCCTTTTTCTGTTTTCTCTTCCATACTACTATTTATTTTTACTTGTAAGCAATATCGGCTCTTCATTAGTCAACAACAATGGAGCGTCATTGGCTAATAATAAATACCCTTCGTCAGGAAATGGATGCGGCTTATTTCCGCCAGCACCGGGAAAACCTATGGTAAGTATGCTGATTACGGGAATGCAGATTATAGGAATGCTGATGTGAGGGATAGTGATTGGTTTCATAAGGCTATCCCTCTTTAATCATTTTCGCTTCTGACACTTTCGTAGCACTTCTTATTGTAATTTCCATACCTGCCGCTATGCCAATAAGACGAAATATCACATTGGAAGGACCTAAGGCTTGATTGGCATTTGGGAAAAGCGGGATAGGATTCATGCCCTCGATATTGGCAAATACAGTCACCATTCCGCCCTTGTTCTTTATCTGTATGGTAACGGGATTACCGTCACTGACAAACGTTGCGTAATACGCTGTTTTGCCTTCTTCTTGTTGAAATGATAAAACTTCTGCTGCCATGATGTTTACTTTTTAGAGTTTCAATACTTGGTTTCTGTTGCCTTCTCTTCGGTGGCTGACGTGTACCCATGAGAAGTTTTTCTCATCAATGACTTGGTCGAAGGGAAGTTTCAATTCTTGTATAAGGTTGAACAATCTTTTGTTTTCTTTCGGGGTATTTGGAGTACCGACAATATCGGCAGCACACCCGTTCATGTGGTCGCTCGTTTTAGAGCCGCCTACTGCTTTATTAAGAGCGGGGCAACGGTATCCGCTTGTCACTGCGATAGGTTTGCCGTAAGCCTCTCTTAACGGGTCGAGGACATTGTCAACCAACGCTTGTGCATTGGGAAGCAGTTCTTGCGGCAATCTGTTGTCTATAGCTTTCTTATCAGCCGTTTCGCTTTTAACCAGTTCTGCAATTGTAAAGTATCTCATGTTATTCCTCCTTTCTAAAATATTTGTCATAAACCACACGAGCCACCCATCCGGCAACAACACCGACACCGAATGATACAACAGTAGTCAGGTTCACCCAAAACGGTGTGTAGTGCATGTAAAGCATAACTCCCACGATGATAGCGATAACAATCGCTGCGATAATCAGTTTCTTTTTCATTTTGTTACTCCTTATCTTTCATTCAAATTGTGATAAAATTCTAATCTTATATTCGCATAGACCGACTCTACATTCGTGTATGCCCTCCCGTTGTTCGCTCCGTTTTCATTGTAAATCTCCGCTTCAACGGCTTTGGCAACCTGTTCTATCCATTTCCTTTCCGTGTATTCGGAAAGCCTGTTCCCACGATACGAAAAGCAGTCAAGTTTTGAATTCCTGTCCTCGTGTATGTTTGTAAGCAATGTACGTATCTTTCTTGCAGTAGCTTCCTTGTCTGATATATGGTTTTCTTCACGCACTTTCTTGATAATACGGCACACCTTCTCAACGGAAAGGTCGAAGAATACATTGCTTAGCGTTTTTATACGCAGCTGCGTTTCGGGCATGAGACTTTCCGATAGCACGTTCAACCGCTCGTTCTGCGCACGGGTTTCTTCCAATAGCTGCCTCATGGTGTCCTTATAGTCTTGGTTTATCTCTTTCTGTGATGTCATAAGCTGGTTTACCATATTCATAAACCAACGGAAACACGCCACCATCAACAAGGCTGATAACACAAGGAAAAAACCTGCGGTTATAGCCATCATTCCGAAATCACTAATCCCCTTACTTGTTTGAAGGGCTGCATTTACAACTTCTGTACTCATCTTATCGTTATTTGTCAATTATTCATATCTTTGTGTCTCTTATCAAATAAGCGAACTACTGTCATTCCGTTTTGCTCGTGAGAGTAGGACGGGATTTTCATATCTTGCCGTAGTATCTGAACCATGCTCCCCATTTACGTTCTTTCAAGTAGTTCGGATTGTCCTGGTTGAGTTTGGCTTCCATCTCAAATGCGCTCGCTCGATAGGCGTTGGCGTTTACCTTACCGCTGCCTATTATGTTGTCTGTAAACAGGTGGTACACGAAGCTTACAAACCATTCTGCCAAATAAAGAATGTAGTAGAATAGCGGGATAAGTAACAACCACCATGCACTGACATAGAACGCCAACAATACGGACGGGATAGCCGCTATCTCCATACACTCGAAGAACTGTTTCTGATGTATCCGTTCATGACGTATGGTCGTTTCGGACAACTCCTTCAGCTTCGTAAGGATGAAGCCGAAGAGCATGATTGTTGTGTAGCCGCCAAAGAGTATCAGTTTGGCGAGCCGGCTGTTTAAAAAGATTAGTTTCATCATATTTTGTCAAATATTATAAAGGCTGGATAAAATCCTATATTCATAGGCGTATTTATGTTAATAAGATTAGTTCCTATTTTTTTATCATAGCTTGTTGTCTCTCCCGTATGAAGTATTGTTAAAATATAAATATCCTCATTGGACTGTAATTTTACATGCGTGTTTCCGCTGTATGAATACCACTGGATGTGCTGTTTGGGAATGATAGTAACATCATCATTCCTTGTTAAAGTCAACTCTTTGCTGCTAAGGTTAGCAACTAATACGCTTGTTGTATTGGATGCATTAAAATCCGGTGCAATGGTAATCTCCTTTAGTAAATTTGCTACTCCCCCAGCCATGATTTGACTACTACCCACAAACAGCCCAGCTCCAGCCGAGCCAACTCTAAGATTACTGTTTTCGTTACTCATAATTGTTGTTTTAATCGGTTACACAATATGCTGTATTGGCATCCTTAGAGCCAATAGCCTCGTACTCGGCAGCGGTTTTCTTGGTGAGGGTGGTGAGGTTGTCGGAAACGAGTATATCTTCTATAGAGGCAGCGCAGTCTTCATCATTGGGCATTAGTTTAAATCCCATACGCTTGGAAACAGGACCGTTATTAGTATAATAACTGATATTGCATTGCAAGTTATATTCTTCAGTTTTAGGGTTGTGAAAAGAGTAAATGCTACTAAGTTCAATACAATTATCTTTGCTATTATAACTGTGAAAATAATACTTGGTGTGGTTCGCTATAATATCCTGGATTATTTCTTTCAGATTATCAACCGAACCAAAGATGGTGTTTATAAGGTCTATTGCTTCCCTGTCTTTTTCGTTTTTATTGGTAACAAGATAAGTGCCCACAGAAACGTTAATAACCTTACCATAATTGATATTATCCGCATACTTCTTCGTTGCAGGCTGGTAATCGCCCGTAGGGGTGAATGATGAAGTGTTGGTCTTGGTGAGGACGTCGGATTTTTCAGGAACTTCCGCCCAATTCCCATTCTTACGACCGTATGCCTTGCCGTCAGTTGGCGCTTCGTCTATGCCGCCAATCTTCCCCTGACTTACCCATTCGCCGTTCACCCATGCGTAGTAATCATAAGGAGCTTCCGTACCTACAGCCATGAACCCGTCAACTGCCGAACCGTCAGGAACAGCGGATTTCAAGGCTTCAAGGGTGGCGTATTCGCCGGAGACACGGAAAGAGCTTCCCGGTTCACCTTTGCAATAAATATCCGTCTTGTCGAAACTTTCCGTCTCCTTGTTGTACACATAGACATAGTGGTCTTTGCCGATGTATGTCGGATTGTTGGCAACCTCTTCGGCATCTTGGGCGGCTGTATTGGCGGCGGTGGCTTTTTCTTCGGCGGTTACAGCAGCATTATTTGCGTTACTGGTCGCTTCCTCGGATTTTTTAATTGCATTAACGACATCCTGATAAGCGGTCTGAATATCTTCCAAGCTAACCTTTACACTGGTCTTGATACCATCTATGATTTTGTAACCAATGGTATATAATCCCTTTAGGCTATCGGCAAGAGGCAACTCTGATATTTTCTTCTTTATTAACGGCATAATGTTATATCAATAAAAAAGCCTTGAGCACAACGTATGGGTACGTTAGCTCAAAGGCTTGTGTATTCTATGTTACTATTCTTAAAAGTCTATTATCAAAGCCCCGTGCATCTTCACACAGTTTATGCAAACACATTGATAATTTTCTAAATAACATACCCATTTCTCTGTTTTTCACAAAATTAGTTCAGAGAAACAGACTTGCCATTTTTTTACATCGCAGATAACGAACAATTGGTAAAAGGTTTGTTATTTGCAGATTTACAACTCCTCATGCATATGTTTGAATACACTCCAATAAGTATAACCACCCATTTTAAAGCCAACTATTTCTCCGGAATCCATTCCTACGTTAATAGTAAATGATGAAACCGGATTCAACGCATCACCGTTAGGAGCTATAAGCACGCTGGAATTAGCTGTTTCTAGCCGTATTTGTATAATAACCCTTGTAAACAAGGGTACCACCCAACGAATTACACGTGAATAATCACCTTCAATTTCCGGCAACACTAAATGAGCGCTTTTTGTAATAAGGCTTCCGCTATCAATATCAATACCATTAGATATTTTAAGATATTCGGCATTGAGATGGATAATACCTGATAAATCCACATCAGTACCTATTAATTTACCGTCATGAAGTACCCTGAAAGGAGCTTTTCCCCTATTTGTTTCATTGGCTCCAGCCCATATACGTACATCAGAACCGGAATTTCCCTCACCGGACATACCGGCATTGATGCCATCACCATTACCGATACCGACCAAACCTGAAATAAGACCATTCAAAAACCTGATACGTCCGGCTATCTCATTCGTTACCAAATCAAAATAAGTCTTACCGTCAGAAGAAACTATCTTATCCGTAGTTATTCGTCCGGGCAATATCTCCGTAAATCCGTACAAAGTGGCAAAGCTTCTCTCCTCGTTATTCTCACTGTTAAGGATACCGACAAGCAGATGATAATATCCGTCTATCTGTTCCAACGCAATAGCAGTTTCACTCAAAAGGAATATCCCTGATTGGTTATCCTTACTACACTTGGCATATAAATAGAATTTCTTTTCCGGATTGACAAGTGAGGGGGAATTGTATTCCGCCATATCCCAATACTTGTAATCACCGGCTGCATGAGCATTGGATAAGGTCTTAATCCCTAATGTCATGTGCTGGATGATACCTGCCGGAACGTTCAGAACCTTTGTACTCAGATTATAACTAATATCATGGTTGACTACCACCGGGTCGGTCTTGGAGTTCACGAAACGGAACTGGAGGCTTTCATCACCAACGAGCATCTGCATCGTGGCAACCGTTATCGGATTGATTGCACCGGAGAAGTTAAGCAGGCTGTCGGCAAGCATTTCCATCGTTTCCTTTGCATCACGATAGTAACGCTTGGTGAATTGAAGTGCCTTCTTGTGGTTCTCCTCAACCTGCACCTCGTTCGTTTCTATCTTATTAAGTTCACTGGCAACGGATGTACCTACCGGAGTGTTGGACAGTTCTATTTCGGGGCTGTACGGGTTATTTACAAACCGTTTGATACCTACCATACGGATAAGAGAGCCTTCGGGATGGAACTGATTGTCCGTAAAGTTCACGAAACCGCCTAATACGATTTTACCGCCAATCTGTAACCAGCGTTTCTTTGCCCAAATGCCATCCAATGTACCAGTAAAAGTGAACATCTTGTTTTCATGTTCGTAGAGATACTTGACGGCTTCCCGGAACACATCCCATGATGCGCCCGTTCTTGTAGCATTGTCACTGATATAGGCTTCGGGCAACTGGATACCGAACACTGCGTATTTGTCGCCAACTTCCGGCATCCATACGCCACCGTCCGGCATGGTGATACCGTCTATCTCCTGCGGGATTATCTCGAATTTACGCCCTACATGGGTGTACCTCACTTCAAATTCTTTACCGGAAAGCATGCCGGACTGAAAGATAACAGTCATCTTCTCACCCTCGATAAGACAATCCTTAAAATTGAGGTTATCGGGAATATCATTATCGTAAAAATCATAGAAATGCTTCTTCGTATCTACTGTTCTAACCTCACTAACCTTTCCCACGCGTGACGGGTAAATCTCTGTGCAATCCAGGCTATCCTCTTTGGCAGTGGTTAGCTCATGGTCGGCACGCATAACGGCCGTACCGTATTCGTCAGTCTTATAAGTTCGGGAGATAGCAACGTTGAAACCGTCCTCTCCATCGAAGTGCGTACCGTCATAACGAATGGTCTGTGATTTGGGCATCAGCAATTCTTTCGCACCGTATTTAGAATAATCTATGTTTCTATCAGTCGTTTCTACAAGGATAATTTCAGGCGGAATGTCACCGCTTTCCCGTCCTACACCTGTTTTAAAGCCATGCCCTTTACCATAAGAAAGAGTAAGGGGATTATCCTTGTTGTATTCGACTTTCTTTAGGTGTACAGTCTTTGTATGCGCACCCTCTATAACGGCTTCTGTAATCTGATATTCTGTTTCATAAATTTCTGCCAGTTGGCTTAAACCGTCCAAGCAATAGGTATGGTTGTAGTTAATCAGCTTCTCCGTACCATCTATGCAATCACCGATTACCCAGCCCGAAGAACGCCTGTTCAGATTATCGACAATTAGTTTGAGGTGTTCTTTAGGTTTGGCGGTATAAGGGAACTTGATACGGTTGTCTACCGTATTGCGTATCTTCCAAAGTTCCGTATCGGCTTTCGAGGTTTCAAGGATAAGCGTATAGTCGTAGTTCCTTTCTCCGTTCTTCTTGAAATTGCTGTCTTTCTTCAAGGAATAACGCTTGCCGTAGAACTCACACCATGAACCTACAGGGACATTCAGATAGCCCGGATAAGAGAAATACAGTGTAAGTGCATCTTCGCCCATTACAGCTTCATAGGAATAACTATTATCATCCGTCAGAAGCTCGATTGTTTCATTGCCGTTATGTAAAGTAATCATATTCTAATCTCCTAAATCAATAAAATATTTTTCATCTTCGGTTACTATAAGCTCCCCTGCTTCCGAAGCAAGCAAATATTCGGTATTTCCAAGTCGAAAGCTGGTAAATACAAGAGTTAGAGTAAACGCCCACCATATACCATCAATAGGATTAAAGCTGTCAGTTTTGCAGCTTTTGTAATAACATGGACAGTTTTCATTCCATTCGTCAACATAAAACATGCGCTCCGCGTCTTTATACTCGTATCCTTCGGCATCGGTCTTGGTGGATAGCCTAGTGAGGTCATACAAAAGAGCGTCACGGTTCCTCCAAAACGTATCGAAGTCCGGTGCACGCATTAAACATTTAAGGTTCACATCTTTCGTTTGAAACTTCACATATTCACCATCATAGACAGCACCGTCCCGATAATTGAAGTTTTGCAAGAGATTTTTCTTTACAGCCGGGATTTTGAGTATTTCCGAATCACTGCCTTTGAGAACGAGCACACCATAAGCGGACAAGTCCATATTATCCAGCTCGTAGCCTTTCGGCAGCAGGATGCTATTCATCGGTTCCTGATAGATATAGCCATACGGGCGCGGGAAATCATTGGCAAAAGTGAACTTAGAGCGTTCGGTGTTACTATACATCTCAAAACTGTTCTGCGAGGATAACCTCAATCTAAATGTACGTCCCAACTGCGGAAAGTTGAAATCATGGTAGCCCATATCAGACAACAGGGCTACGAAATCATCATACTTCCACTCCGAGAAAAAGCCGAACTCAAGCGTGACGTCTTTCGTGTCAAGATGCATTTCCGAAAGGTCGAACTCTTTTCCATCCTCTTCCGGCCAATCGTTACTGTCCGGGGTTTTAGAGGGTGAAAACGCTACCAATTCACCGTAATTACCCTGCATAGTGGCGACACCCAATTCAGTAAAGATGTTCTTATTGTCTATATAAAGTTGTCCTTTCATCGTTTAAGTGTTAACCCTTTAGTGTTTAATGTGTCAATACCGTTTTTCACGGCATACATATATTGTCTTATATCCACAAGATTAGACGTATAGCTATCAATGTTTGCCAAGTGGTTAAGGGCATCTCTGCTTTGGCTTTCAATTGCTTTAGCCGTCCTTTCTATATCTGTAGTTAATGAGAGTCCGGAAGAAGCATAGTTCAAAAGGCTGTCAATGCCATTAGCCATACGGTTGACATTTTCGTTGATGGAGTATGTATGCCCTTGCATAACAGCCAACCGACCGTTGTTCTCGTCTACCGAATCTTGCGAAGCCGTAGCAATTCCCTTCTGTGAAGCTTCACGGGCGGAATCTGATTGCCAGCCAAAATCTTGCATCAGTTTATCACGTTCCGCAAGCAGGCTATTTGTAAGATTCTGTTGCATATTACGAAGTGCTTGTGCCTCGTCAGAAGTTATCCCATCTTTTCCATACTCAGCCCATGAATCATATAGTCTTTGAATTTGTTCTTTATATTTATTTGCAAGAAGAGACTGAAATATGGCTTTTTGAAGATGTTGCTCGAAATTATCGGCAAAATCCTCGTTGGTACTATCCAAATCAGAAAGTAAATCTGCATAACCACTTTTAAACTCATCAAAACCTATCCCAGTAATAGCCTCTTTTTCTTTTTGTGCAATCTCGGTAAGTTGTTCTCCATAATCTACAATATTCTGCAAATAAGTAACAAAATCCTTGTTGACGGTATCAAGTACAGAAACCAGTTTTTCATCGGAAAGTATCTTTTCTATCTGTTCGGAAGACAAATTCCACAACTGATATTCCGCTGTAATCTTTTGCCCGACTAAACCTGAAATTCGTTGATAGTCTTCTTTGGACAATCTGTCATTTATACGGTATCCCAATGAGTGGGAGCCGACACTTGCCCCGCTGGATGCAAGCTGCTTGATTAGTTGCCTTTGCCTGCTTATCTGGATATTTACAAGCTGTTCGGCTTCTTCTGCCGCTTTTATCGCCTCCGTTCCATAGTCGATGTCAATATAATCCATCTTCTTGGTTATAAGCTCATCCCAAATGGTTATCAATGTCTCATATTGGGCTTTCATGTTTTCATAACCAGAATAGTCAGCACCGAACAACCCTTCAAACGCAGATACAACAGAAGAAATTCCACTGACTGCACTCATTGCACCGCCAACAATATCACCGGACATGATTTGTCCGACACCAATGGCTGTAGTGCCCAATCCCCCTAAAGCATCGGTAATTCCTGTTATAGCGGAATCACTGACACCGAATATGTTGGCGATGTTAGAACCGAACTCACCCAATGCAGGAGTAAAAGACGTTACGGCATTTCCTATATCGGTGATGCCTTGACCGACTTTCTTGGAATCATTGCCACCCTTTCTTATGGCTTCTATCCCTTTCTCCAAGTCAGAGACGAAAGCCTGCCACGGTGATTTACCTTTCAGTTCATCCTTTAGTCCCCTAATTGCATCCGTTACGTCCTTTATGGAGATTTCTCCCTTTTCTATCTTTTCAATGTCCTTATCGGTAAAGCCTATTCCTTCCAAATCAGTAATAGAAATGTCTTTATCAGTACCGGACATGTATTTGATAAGGGTTTCGTATTTGTCTATAATGTCTTGGATGGCGGAAACGGATTTAGTACTCGCATCCTCGAACAAATCAGCCATCGCACGGGTGGTTTTCCCGTACTGTTCGTCCAGTTGTTCTAAATATTGTCTCTTTTCACCCTCTAATGCAGCGGCATTTCCGGCGGTCGTTGCCGTTTCTATAGCATTATTATACTTTTCAATGATAGCCTGCCGTTTTTGCTGGTAATTTCCAAACTTTATGAGGTACTCATTCCATGCGCTTTCCTGCTCTCGCATTAAATCATCCTTTTGCCTGTTACTTACATATCCGATGATAGAATCAAAAGCAGAACTTATATTAGAAGTATCTACTGCGGAAGCGTCAAAGGTTTTTGTTTTATATCCTTTGTTCTGTTTAGCCTTCAATTTCTCCTGCTCATCAAAAACCTTTTTTTGAGCCTCTATTTCCGCACGAATAGCATTTTCTTTCTGCCGTTGCAAATCTTGAATTTCTTTCTTGTTATCCAAATCACGCTGTGCCTTGACCTTTTGATAACCATCAGCCATGGCGCTAATACGAGCCTGCGCAATCTGATACTCCAAATCCTCAGCTTGCCGCCTACGCTCCAATGCGTACTTGCTTTCAAGTCCTAATATCTTATCTTGTTGGGATGTTAATGCGTTGATATTTCTATTACCAGCGCCTTTGTCATCATATTTCTTTATCAGCGCATCTATGTCTACATTTTTAGACATCCCCTCTAATATTTTATTATAACTATTAACCTCTCCAATAAGAGACTTCCAGGCATCCAACTCTTTTTGCGCTTGGTTTTTAGCGTCATTAAATTCAGATGTTCGTTTTGATAGAAATGCTTTTTCCTGAAGACTGCCTTCAGTCATTCCCCTTTCCCTGGCCTTTAATCTTGCATTTTCCAAAGCTAAAGATGCCTCATCTACCTTTTGTTGGGCTTGTAGATATGTATTATATTGTACTCGTCTTTTCATTAAGGCTTCTTCTCGCTTATTGGCTACATCTTCCATTCTATTAAGCTGTGCTCTTGCGATAGCATTAGCAACAAGTTCGCCTCTTAACTGGGCGTATATACCTTTTGCCTTGCCTGCTAAAATTGCCTCATTAGATAAATTCCCAAAATAAGAAGGATACATCTTTTGTAATTCCTCAACTGCTGCGTTACGTTCTTTAAGTGAGCGAGTATGGTCTTGGGTCGCTTTATACAAAACATCCAATTTAACTCTCTCACTGGCAGAACTCTTTATAGCTTCTCTACGCGCTAAAGCCATTTCCTGCTCCGCAGACAGTAAATCCAGCGTAGCCCTTTTAGTATTAATCAATCCATCAAGATAATTGAATATCTCTTTCCCATAAGCAGTGAGCAAAGTTATACCTACAACCAAAGCGGTATTCAATGAAAACACACCGGAAATTATCTGTTTCCAAACGGGAGCAACTTTCTGGACTTCTGTATTGCCTTTTTTTAGCTCTTCGATATATGCGGCGTATTCTTTTCTTGCCTTTTGGACTTCATCAAAGAAAATCGGAAGATTGTTACTGATTGCCAAGAAGAACATATTGACGCCCATCGTTGCGGCGGGAAGTTCTCTTGCTATCTGCTGGATTGACATACCAAGTCCATTAAATGCAGAAGAATAGTTGCCGACATTTCTTTGAAAACGACCGGATGCTTGTTCAGCCTCGTTTAATTCAGTTTGAATAACTCTAATTTGAGCAAGAAGTTCTTTGCCCGAATTGCCGGAACGTTTTATTCTCCCCATATTATCATAGAGATTAAGCATAAGTGACAACTGCTTACGCAATTGAGTTATACTTCCTTCTTCGGAGTTATTCTGTATGATTTGTTCTTTTTGGGCTTTTATATTTGCCCGAACCGCTTCTTCTTCCCTCTTTCGTACGGCTACTTGTTGTTCTACTTGACGCAATATGTTATATCCTTTGCTGCCCACCTTTTCTGTATCATTGAGAGCCGCAAAGTCAGCCTTCAATTTTTTTATTTCAGCATCAGCTTCTTTTACAGCTTGCGTATTTGCGACAATCCATTTGTTTGTGGATTGTAAGGCCTGAGTTTCTTCATGCACCGCCTTAACGGTATTGTCAGATTTTAAAATTTCCTCATAGGCTTTCTTCATCAATGCGTACTTCTTCATGTACTTATCAAGTTCTTTCGTAGCCTTGTCTAACTGCCTTTCGAGACTCTTCATGGTATTTCCACTATTTGGCTTACCTGCCAAAGCCATCATATCAGCCTTAAGCCCCTTTATTTCTGTGCGCAACTTAACAATCTTATCTAATTCAATATCTGCGCTAAATTTTAACCCAGCCATAACCAATTATTTTTTCATGAACACTTTACTTAATTCTTCTGATAGTTTAATTCGTGCACTATCGTCAACATCAAAACCTTTTGCGCTTACGAAGCTCGCATAATGCATCCCATCAGCAAATACTACACCGTCTTGGGGATGATTGCCGTAAATCAACATACTTTCCGTCTGCTCTTTCGCTTCTCCATGGGCACCGTCAGCCGGTACATACATATCGACAATCTTCCCATTCCGAAAGACGACAGCTCCCGGAGCATTCCGCAAGTTCCATGTATGATTTTGATATGTTTTTTTATTACTTATATTAGAAGTCTTTTGAGTATCAACAGCGCTATGAGCAGCATTAATCATAGCAGTAGAGACTTCGTTCTCTATTTCTTCTATAAATTCATCTAAACCGGAAGCATCTACTTTTATATTCATAACCGATATTTTCTTGTAAAGGTATCGCCATACACGATTTCCGCCTAAAAAATCAAGGACGCAGAACAAACAATTAGGGAAAGGTTTGTTATTTACTAAAAAACATCAAATTAACAAGAAAAAACGCCGCGACCTTGCAAGCACTATAATAAGTACTTATATTTGTACTAAATAATAAAAGCAAGAAGTTTATGAGAACAGCCAACTATTCAGAACTAAGAAACAACCTTAAATACTATCTCGATGGTGTGATAAATGATAGTGAGCCGTTGCTGGTGCACCGTGCCGGCAATGAAAGCGTTGTTGTCATATCTTTAGATGAATACAACTCCATTAAAGAAACTGAATATATAATGAAATCTCCGGCAACGATGGAAGCTATCAGAAAAGGGGAAGAAGATATTAAGAATGGAAATTGCGTTTCTCAACATGAGGGAGAAAGTATGTCAGACTTTTTAAATCGCGTTGTATGTACAAAATAACACTTTCCGCACAAGCAAAAGAAGAATACCAATATTTTGTACGAAGCGGTAATAAGGCTATAATAAATAAAATATTGTCACTGCTTGAAGATATAGCCAAACACCCTTATACCGGAATAGGCAAACCGGAATCTCTGAAATATGATTTGTCCGGCAAATGGTCTCGGCGTATAAATTCGGAACATCGCATTATCTATTCAGTTAATGATGAAATAATCACGGTTTATGTGCTCTCTATGAGGTATCATTATAGCAAAAAATAAAGCCCCAATCTTTCAATGGGGCTTTGTTCATTTTTCCACGAACTCCTTTAATCTGTACAGCCTATCAATTGCCGGATTATAAAACGCATCCGGATAGTGTTGCTTGATGTCGTTGATATTTGCCTGAATATACAGAGATGTATCGTATATATGTTCGGATTCCGATAATATTACTTCCTTTGGCAATTGTACGGTTTCTGCCCAATTCATGATTGCTTTAACACTTTCTTCGTCATATGCGTATTTGCCTTCTTGTGCCATATAAGATTATTTTTTGGGGCAAAGATAACCTTTTCTCTTTAATCATTCATCAAACTTCCGGTTCTTAAACATTTCTGCATCGGAAACCTCTTGCAAAACTTCGCCAAAAACAGTATGAAGTTTATCTTTCTGCATAATGATTAAATTACGGTACGGTATTCGGAATACAACATCATCATATGGCAGATGCAGATTTTCCATGAACGTTGCAATCTGTCCAAGCAGGCAGGTATTACCTGCTACTTCTGTTTTGCTGTCAGATTTTGCACGTTCTTCGCTAAAATTGACAGCTTGTAAAAATTTTCAGCAGAAATTAAAGAAAAAGCGATTTCTAATCCTTCCACAATTTCATTAAATGTGCCTTTTAATAATTCATCAAAAAGGCTATCGTTTCCTTTTATAAACCAAGACAAAGCATGTGCCGCATTATCCATATCTTTTAATGAAACAAGTATATCATGCAGCGTATTACATTCGGGGAAATTTGCTAAGTAATACCCTGCGCCTGCTATCCTATGAATAGTAGGCGGTGATATGATATATGATTTGTTATTGACGACAATTGTCTTAAAGTCAGAGCCAATAATAGAGCTATTTACTATTTTTGCAGCATTCATTATTAATATATTAAACAGGGGTGCAATTTACACTACACCCCTTTGGTTTCATATAAATTTATTTAAATGGTAGGTTTGCTCTTGACAGGCGCTTCTGCTGACATCAAGGCGGCAGCTTCCACTTTTTCCCCATCAAACAAATAGTCACTCTTCACATTATCATTAGGATTTTCCATCGCAACAGCAGTAACTCCCAAGCCAATGTTTTTTTCGGCCATTGTTCCTTTGGCGATAACCGCAGCATTTGTAAAGACTACATAATTGCCTGTTTTTGTCTGCCCTACAATTCCCTTATTCATAATTCCCGGAGTATCTGATGCCGACCAGCCCGCATCCGTATCAACCTTTTCGCCACCTTGCAAATCAATCTTATCGTCAAATGTATATTCACCCATTGTGAATGTAATGGTTTTTGCCCCCTTTTGGGTTACATCACGATAATAGATATTACCCGAAAGTTCGTTGATGTAATCAGTGTAGGTTGGGTCGTCCTCTGTGTACTGCCAAGTATCTTGGTGTGAATTTTTAACTTGTGTGGCAGACTCAAGCCACGTCTTTAATGATGCTTTAGTTACGGCTTCAGTAAACACATCACCGTACCATATCTTTTTAATTCCGATAAATGGTTTCATAATCTTCTCAATTTATGTTTAATACTTCAAATAATAATTTTACATTAACAAAATGACAATTTAAATCTGTATCTTCCTCTATCCCATGGCTCTCAACAGAATATTGATACCATGAACCCTTATAATATCCTACGGAATCCAAAGTCTCAACAGCCAACTGCTCAAGTTCGTTAAGCCTTTTGAGATTGGCATTCTGCTTATAATCCGGGACACAGAAATTAACTTCAATAAATCCTCTGTTCCAATAGGTATCAGATGTTTGGCGCTTAGAAAGAACAACAACACGCTCCGTATCTACTTTCTTTTTAGGGAAAGACCAGCTACGATATAAAGGCAGACCAAAAGATTTGCAATCATTATATACTATGATACCGGCATCTGATGATGTAATCATATCCAAACCTCCGAATAATTAAAATAATTACAGCTCTTAGGGTTGCGTGCGATACCTTCCGCTTTCACTGTCTCTCCAAACAAACAGCGAATATTGCTACCTTCTTTTAAACCACGACCTTCATAGACTATATGATAATGCGACATATACATATCTCCATTGTCTGACTTTAGTTCTTGGGTGTTATCATCGTCGCACCGGCAAACACCTATAGTTTCCCACGTATTATTTTCCGGCTTTACAATAACTTGTCCGTTAGAGTCATACTCAGGTTCTTCTTCTGCTAATACTTGTAATATGTGAGGAGAAAAATACATTACCATATATCAGATACATCTTTAATCACACTCAGACCGACAATTGCAGCAGTTTCCTCATTCAAGTCTATGCCATATTTCTTTAACAGAAGTTTAATATGGGTCTTGATTGAATCAACGCTCCAGGATGCAGAAAATCCACTTTCACCAACTGAGGTAGGATGGAGAATATTTTTCTCAATAAACCCATCAATTAATGTTCCTATTAACTTTTTATCCTCAGAAGAAACTTCCTTGCCTGCATTAAGCCCAAAATCTAATGCAAAATCAGAAGCCCCTACATCGGACATTTCACCGATGTAGGAAAATCTCTGCTTTATGTAGCCTGCAATTGTCATTATGCCTCTACTGTCAAAGAATAGATGCCGTTAATCTCAGTAATGATAGGAAGTGATAATGACTGCGCCTTTGTGAACTCAACTCCATTGGAATTGTCTGTCTCACCCTTACCCCACTGAGAAATCCGAATTCTTCCATAATTGGAATAGGTTACACCAGGTTCTTGCCTCAATTCATTGTCTGCATAGGCATTTTTGATAACCCCTAACTTTCCAGCCGGGACAAATACCAAGTTCTTATCATTCCAGGGGGAATACTCACTTAATGTTCCGTTGTTTTGAATTCGGGTGATACGTCTGATGGGTTCAAAGATAGGGAAGCCATTCTGACGCATGAACTCGTTCATATTTGACATCAACAGTGGAGTAGAAGATTTATCTGTACCAAAAACAACCTGTTTCATCTTCTTATTTCTAAGAATATATGACAAGCGTTTGGGAGAGAGAAGAATTTTATCAAGTGTCACCTTCTCTTGAGAGGCGTCCAATATCATTTGAATGTCCTCAAAACAGTCCACATTGTTTTGATTATCGTCATTCCAATTCAAAGTTGCCGATGCTATATTCTCAGCAGGCATTTTGTGGTCTATAACGCCACGGACGCCACCCTCTGGATTGTTTTTCTCATCAAATGTAAAAACTCCTTTGTTAGACAAGGCGCCCAAGAATATAATATCCAGTTTAGACTGAACAGAATTTACAACTTTCCCGACATTATTCCACATCAGATTAATGAGTTGTTGCGTTTTCTGCTCATCCGTCAGCATACGAGAATCAAGTATTTGAAGGACTTTTCTGTATTCTTCAATCGGCATAGAATAACTCATCTGATGGGTCAGCACTTTTTGCTTTAATGTTTCCAAGCCGTCCGTTCCCATAATAGGCTCTTTCCCCTTAGAATCTAAAGTCGCAGCAGCCACACTCAAATTGTACTGCCCAATCAATTCTTCAAAGTTCAGCCCAATCGTAGGAGTATCCCAATCCAAATATTTCTCATAGATGTTTTGGTCGAACAATCTTTTACGTAACTCCGATGCCGTGTCTATGCGAACTTGCACTTGTTTTGTAAGTTCCCCAAAAATAGAACTATAAAATAATCCTGCCATAATTTACCTCCTTATTGTCTAATATACTTGATAGACGGGTTATTTTTCATGCTATATCCCACCAGCCAATCCTTTGGCATTGGATAAGCCACATCCTTCAAAATTAATACCTCATATCCTGCGGACACTGTTTGAAAGGACATGTTTTTCGTAAATACAAAGTCTGTTTCAACAACCGCATCCGGCAAATCTTCCCCAATACCAAGTACAGCTCCCGCAACAGCTGTTTCTGCGGCCGCAGCCAATGTTAGCACATCATAATCCGCGTTACTTGAATCAATAGAATTTATTGCCTGTCCGCCTACGGTTTCAGACTTAACAGCAAAACTTCCTTTTTTAATCCGCGGTTTGGTCGTGGTACCGCCATTGATAACTTCCACCGCTTTGCAAATCTTACACTCCATTTTTGCAAAATCAAGTTTTATAGGAGTGCCTTTTTTAACAAAAGTGCCTTCCGGTAAATCTGTTGTAAGTTTGAAGTCTCCCGGAAGAACGCCGCACTCACCTCTCCAAAAAACGGGGAAATTCCCTTTGACCTTTTCTTTTTCAAATGTAATAGCCATAACTTTATTTTTTAATTAGCGTCCGGCAATTTTTCAGCCCATTCTTTAGCCAGTTCTTTGCCCTGGTCTTTAGGTGTAGACAAGGAGAATGCCGAACTTTTATCCTCCAAGCCTTTTGCGACCTCATTCTGTCTCACTTTAGAAAGATAGTCTGTAATCGCCACCTCGTCCATATCATCGGAGATAGCAAATCCTTCTTCTATTCTCTCTTTCGAGATTTTGAGTTCTTTTGCTTTTGAAAGAATCAGATTGTTTCTTGCGGCACGCGCTTGTTCTGCTTTTGCATTTTGATTTTCAGTCATAAGTTTACTGATTTTATCTTCCTGCTCTTGCTTGTACCTTGTAAACCACTCTGGTTCCTCATTGGTTGGTTGCTGTTGGTCGCCCCCATCACCTTTTGCTTTCAGTTCTTCCAATTCCTTCTTGTAGGCTGCACCTTCTGTACGCAGCCTATCAAAATTACTTTGGTAAGATTTCAGCATTGATTCTTGCCCCTTTACTATAGTTGCAAGGTTATCATCGGTTATTAATCCCATAGCGTCAAGCGATGATGCTACTGATTGAAGAATATCATCAGACAAACCCAGCTTTGAAAAATCCTGTTTAAGCTGATTGAATATTTTTTCTTTCATACTTAATTATTTTAAATTCAGGATAAAAGTAGATATTAGTAAAAGATGGGAGAAATTTATAAAGGCTCTAAAACGAACAATTGGCAAAAGGTTTGTTATTTTATAAAAAAGGGGATGTTATTCCCCTTTCTGTTTATTCACAGCTTGACGCTCATCTAATATTCGTTGTATTTCTTCCTGCCGATTATCAGTAACCGCAAGCATATTAACCGCTTGCTCAAGTGAAATAATTCCATCCTGATAAGCCTTCCCTACTGCTGCCCACTTCCCTTGAACATCCTCATTAAACGGCTCAGAAAATTCATGTTCTATATTCAATTTTTCTAATTTTTCTCTAAGTTGGATATGGGTAACATTTTTCATAATGGCAAGAATAAGATTTTTTTCTCTATCAACCAATATATCATATATTTCCTTTAAATTATCCCTCTTAATGAAGCCCAATATCATAGCCCGTTTCAATGCCTCTCCGGATAAAGTGCCAAGCCCTTTCATGTTTTCAAAAGAAAAATCAGGAGTAAACGAATCGAAAAGAATCGAAGAATTCAAATCCGCCTTTTCGCTCTCTTTCATGGAAGAATATTCTGGTGGAGTCATATAATCAATCAGGCTATTATCTTTATTTGTCAGTTGGATAACCTGACCTACAGTATCAGGGTCGGCCAAAGATTTAATAACATCTGTAGTAGCCTTTATCTTAGGGTCTGCAAAATAATTATTTGTATCAGCAGCTTTAGAATCAATCATTTCCTCTCGGTCGCATCTTCTTTCAGTGCCTGCCCAGGCTTTATCTTGGCGATAATAAATCACATTGATTTTCCCGGTAGGGTTTTCAACTGGAGTTACATTCCATCCGATATTAGCCCGCTTACATCGAAATATAAAATTTGGAGTTTGTATATCAAAATGTTCTATTGTCCTATCTCCCTCTTTCAAGAAGTAACCATAACCAAAAGCTATCATGTTTTCATATTGGTCAAACAAAGGTCTCAGGGTATATCCTTTTGATTTGGATATAACGAGCACCTTTACGGCGGGCTTTCCACCATCATTATAAATATGATACACTTTAGCACTTTCGGTTTCAGCCCCCGCCAATCTTTTAGCTTGCCGCATGGTAGTATTAAATCTTGTATCTTTTAAAAACTGCATATAAGCATCAAAAGCTTCATCCTTACCCTCTATGTCCAAAGAAGGCTTCCATGATATAGGATTTCCCAACAAAAAGAACAACTCCACCTCATTTATGTACACTTGTCTACGTCGGGGAAGTTTTTCAACTTTATAGGGCTGTCTGTTCTTTCTCGGCTTATCGGGACGCTTCATTACATCATGAAGTTCTGGAGTATATTCCTTTATGGCATCAGATACGTACGTATCACGATTTTGCATAACAGATTGTACACGGGAAATATCTTTATTTTGAATAAGTTTCATCAAATCTCGTTCAACCCCTACAGCGTTTAGGGTCTTGTTACGGATAACATTGAATATTGCTTCTATAAAATTCATATCATCAATTTTAGTATAGTCCTAAATCATCTTTATCATATTGCTTAGAAAGTAAAATCTTTCCCATTATCTTGCCAATTGTCCAGTAACGGGCAGCGTCAATCAAATGGTTATAAGCATCAATAGGTGCGTTTATAAACTTGCCATCCTTGTTTTGTTCATATACATAATTTTTCAGTTCCTTAATGAGATTAACAGAACGCTTAGTCACGCAAAGCCTATATTCCATCATCTTAAACAGACCGCCCATGACTGAACCTTTGTACTTATCCGCTGGATAAATCACAATACCTGCATTAGAAATTTCTTGAATAAGTCTCGGATCTGCACTATCTGCATATACAAATAACCCTAATGGCTTCAACACATCTATTATTTCACTTGTTAACATGTGGGTTTGATAACACAATTCATCAAGATACATGCAATCGTCTACTATACCACATCTTACCACCGCTGTAGGGTCAGCGCTATATCCAAAATCCAATCCAGCCCCAACATGTTTAGCGTAAGTAGGAAATTCATCCACTATTTCAAAATCCGGGAATACAAGTCCTTCTGCCATAGCTTGCAATCCCAAACCGTACACAGTCCATAGCACTTTATTCTTATGCTGGAGAGACTCTATCTCATCTATAATAGTTTGCTCCAAAAAAGGATTGTCCTTATAAGTAGAGATAAAATGAAAAGTCCGCGAATCTTTATTCAAATCACATAACCAATGCTCATCTGAAAAAGATGGATTATAATCTATAACTGAAAAATCAGTAGTACGCATCACCAGTTGTTGCCATTCGAGGAAGGATATTTCATTGCCTTCGTTACAATACAGAATATTACGTTTTCTTCCTCGTATCTTTTGCTCATCGTCAGTTGAGAAAAATTCACAGAACGAACCATTAGGAAACGTGTATACCATATCAGATTTATTCATGCAGCGGTTATCCCACATTCGGAATTTGTCTTGCATTATCTCCTTAAAATCCCGAAATACAGACCCCTTTAACGACGGTAGCGTCTTGCGCACAACAGAAAGAGAGGTTTTAGGATGTTGGAGTATATATACTAAAAGATATATCAATATATTATACGTTTTTGAGCTTCTTGAGCTTCCTTGTGCAGATACAACCTTGTATCCTGATTTTATCGCACTATCAACCGTAGCATATATTTTAGTCGTTTGTATCAGCATCTACAACGTCCCTCCTTTTGTCTATTATCTGAATTGTTATAGAATCATTTTTATCTTCCTTTACAATATCTTTCTGTTCAGTTGCATCCCAACCCAGCAATTTTGCCAATTTTTCTATTGCATCAATCTTATTATACAATTTCAGTTCATAACCTTTATCTGTACTCTTTACGGAAAGAATGGCTCTTTGAATGCCAATAGGCAAGGCGGATACATCCTTTACCACTATGGTAGTAAACATCTCATTAGACTTGATTTCAAGGGCGTCTACAATATTCGCCCTTGCAATATCTGCCAAAATTCCTACCGCTTCATCTTTTGTAATATCTGACCGGCGCCGCATTTCAGAACTCAACTCACTTATCCTTAGGGCAACCTTAGGGTTATTAGCTAATCTGGACGCCTCTACCCAAATCGTATTATCTGATTTCCCTTTGCATGAATAAGCACGACGATAAGCATCGGAAGCATTGCCGCTTTCGAGGTAATAATTACAAAAATTTTCTTGCTTAATTGAAAGTCTCATCCTATTATTCTTCTTTATATATTTTCAAAGATAGACCATTGTGTAAAATGAGAAAAGCAAATGTCTTGCCGATAACAAACAATCTGAAAAAGGTTTGTTATTTGAATGTAAGGCGCTTTAATTCATCTAGAGTATCGCCCTCTTCCAATCGTTTAAGCATTTCTTTATAAATAATATTAATGTCGCTTCTGAAGTATTTGTATTGCTGATACAAAAAAAAGACATCAGCAATGTTGTTTGATATAGTACAAGGCTTTACCTTTGGAAATACATGTTCAAGAGATTTCCTAACCCCATTAGGTATACGCCCACCCGCTAATACACTTGGGACAAACAAAAAAAGTATGATAAACAAAAATTCCTTTCTCTGAATTATTTTTTCACGAGGCGGAATATTCATAGTGCGTACTATATTTTTAAACAACTCGTATATATAGGGAATAGACTCAAGATTAGTCAGTATTGGACTTACTAATTCAGCCTCTCTTTCAGATAGCCTTGACTTTTGTTCGCGTATATTCTTTATTTCTGCAATAGATGAAAATTCCTTTGTTATATACAT